TATCGTATCTACTTGTATCTTACTCAATTTATATTACTCCTTTAAGACTTAGGGTTTGCATCTTTGATCCCTTGAATACGTGTTCTCCACGCGTCGATATCCTTAAATATCTCATCAAGCTGATCGCCGATATCACCATAAGCCGCTTTTCTTGTAGCTCTTACAAGATTGTTTGACTCTTCAGTATCACCAGCCGTATCATGTGCCGCTAAGTCGGAGTCAGATGGCTGTGCCAATCCTTCTACGCTCCAGCTTGCTATATACGGGCCTTTACCATCAGAGTCATCCTGTAAAGCTACATTACCTCCTGGACCGAAATCAGCAGTTTTGCTGTTCGCTTCACAGTAAAGCTTAACTTTAGTTGATAGACTTGCCATATAGACCTCCTTTTAAAATTGTTATCATGTTGTTACTAAATAACCTCCAAAATATGTGTTTTGCTCTCCGTTAGGTACATTTGCTGAACTACCTTTTGTTTGTTGTAAATACACTTCAACATAGTCGCTTGACCCATTTAAATGAACAATCGTAAATCCTTTTGACATATCATCAACATCTGATCCTGTATAATGTATTTCCAAAGCTAAATCAATTGAACCATTTTTTCTTATTCGTGAATAAATGTAATCTGTTTGATTGGCATTTTTTAGTTGATAATAAATATAATAATAACCAGCAGTTGTTGGAGTAAATCTATAATTTGTATCTTTGTCATAACAACCATCTGAATCAAATAATTCTGTTTGAAAACTAATTTTAGTTACTGTGTTGTTAGGAACAGATTGAGAGCTTCCACTTTTATAAGCATGAAAAGCAGGTTTATTAGCTTGTCCAAACCCTGTCTGAGTCCCGTTGTTTGTAATCGTACATCCAGAAGGAATGGTTATTGTATCACCTGAACTACCAAGCTCTAATGATGTTCCTGATTGCGGATCTAATTTATCTACGAATAAAGTTCCCATTATATAACCGTTAATGTTCCTGCTACTGTCACAGTGCCTGTATAGTTAACAGGGCCTGCAACAAAAGCATTTTGTGTTGCTGTAATTGTTACGTCAGATGTAATCGTTGCTAAGTTTAAATACATGCCATTAAAACTAGGATTGATTGCTGTGTGGTCTACACTACCTGTAGCAGGTGTTTGATAACCTACAGCTGCTCCAATGAATACAACGTAAGCTGCATCTGTTCCAGATAATGTACTTGAACCAGTTCCTAAAGTTGTACCACTTGCAGTGTAATCTACATCTGGTTTTTGTACAACGTTATTAACTACAAATCTTATTGAAGATGAATCAGAAACTGCTTGGTTTAAAGAAAAGCTAGTTGCAGAACCATCACCAGTAATGGTCTGAGTTGCCATTGATTTAAATTCACTTGAACTACTTGGTCCTAAATATCCCAATTTATTCTCCTTATGTGCTTATGCTATCGATATACGATACCCAAACATTTAAACTATTTGCTGTGTCAGACTTTGCCTTCAAAACGTCACCACTTTGAAGTACAACTTTTGCACCGCCATCAATCAATTCAATACTAGAACCTTGCGGAATGCTTACATTTTTTACAATGTAAGAATCTGCCGATCCACCACTAGCTGAACTAGTAATATAGACATCTGCTTGAATTGTTTGTGTTACTATGTTTGCTAAGCGTATACCTATTACAGCGTCATCTGAGTTTGCAGTTATTATAGTACGTGGAGTTGTACCAATAGCTACATCACCTGAACCATCTGCTGCGACAGCTCTTTCAAAATCTTGTGCCATAATCTATATCCTCCTATAAAGCAACGGACATTGCGATTACGAATCCTGCGCCAACAGGAGACTGACCGTTAATTGTGTTTACTTGCAAGTCATTAATTGCATTGTAAATAGCATTAGAACCATTTACATATATGATCGCATCTTGACCTGCATTTACTGTATAAGTTGTACCTGAACCTGTAGTACAAATTATATTATTACTATCTCCAGTATTATTTAAAACATAATACCACATTTTTTTATTTGGGAATGTAACTGTTGCTGTGCCCCCTGGACTTCCTGTAAAATCTAATATTTTACAACGACCATTCTCTTGTGTATAAGAGGTTGGATCATTTGTAAAATCTAAAGTTTTACTAGCACCTGATAAAGTTACACCTACAACTTGATTGACCATATCATCGATACGTTGTAAGTTGTAGTTAGTTTGATCTCCCCAGGTGTTATCGTTTTCACCTGTAGCCATCAACCTCAACTCGGCGTTAGACCATGTTGATGCCATGTATTACTCCTTTATGCTATTCTTATTATAGCGTTGCTTGAATCTGCTGTCGGCCATTGTATTTCAAATGTACCTCCAGAAACTGAATAATCTGCTCCAAAATTTATCATAGCTACAGCAGAGTTACCATCACTTGAATTGTAAATTATACAACCACGTGTAGTAAATGTTGCTGAAGTCCATTGTGCGTTAGCACTAAAATCTGTAAATGCTGTTGTTCCAGATGAAGTTGGATTAACATTTGTTAATGTATATCCACCAGCTGTGTAACCGCTACCTGTAGGTAGTTCATCAGAGTTACCTGTTACATCTGAGTAGTTAGTTGTTGCTGCACCGTAAGTACCTGTGATACTTGCGTTAGCTTTTAGAAGAGCGACTTTGAAGGTATCTGCTCCATTATTGAAATCATGATCGCCTTCAAGAAGTTCGACTTTGAAGCTTGTGCATAATGCTGAAGTTATTCCTGCCATTATCTATCTCCTTCTAGTTTGCCTAGTGTTCTGAGTTCACCTTTGTATAGTTCTGTGTTTCTCATTCTTACTTGTTCTTCTACCCCAAGAGTTTGAACTGCACGTTCATACAATTGTTGGTAGTTGGTTAGTTGTTGTGGATCCTTCATAAATGTAGCTGCTTCAATGAGGCAGGCATATAACAAAGTGTCCTGACAATTATCACCAAGATACGTGTTTGCGTTACTTGCTGATAAACCTGGTACCCTATAAGTATACCCTATTTCGCACGTAGTGTCAAGACTTGGCGTGGGTGCAAATAGAATATTTGTATTCCTATTACTAGATGTGTACGCTGTTCCCGGACGCTGATAAGAATAGTACTGTACAGTGCCTTTACCTGCGGCTACACTAGGGTTTTTAGTAAATTCTCTAATAAATGTTTCATCTTTTAGATAAAGCATATCACCATTTTGTATTCTTAAAAATCGCAATACGACTAAATCTTCAGGCATAGCCACTGTTGCAGTGTTTGCCGATAAATTAATTGTGGTTGTTTTTCTGAATGCAGTAAGGTCTACTTCCTTCATAATACGAAGTTCAGCATTAGCAATGCATACGTCTATAGGAGCAATGCCTGATCCTGTAGCTGCAGTAAATTCTGTGCTGTCATTCTCAGTCCAGTCCTGTATAGCTTGTTTAAGTTGTACGTATGTTAATCCCATTATTTACCCCATTCATCTGTACCCCACAGATATGTACCATATCCTGGAGTTACTGCTGCTACAGTTCCTAGTGTAGCTGTCATTCCTGACAGAGTCACTGGTACTGCAGTTATTACTGCAGGTGTAACTGATCCCAGTGTGGATGTCATTTGTGACATAGTCACAGGATGAGCGCCATTAAGTATTAATGTGCCTAATCCACCTGTACCTGCTATCCCTGGAGGTATCTCTGTAGTGTTAAAGAACAATCCAGTGTTACCTAAACTAGCAGTCATAGTTCCTAGTTCTAATCCAGAAACTGTATCTGATACGTTAAGAACTACAGTTCCTAATGTACTAGTTGCTTCAAATCCTGGTGACTCCTCAGCTGTAGCAATTACTACTGAGCCAAGAGTTGAAGTTATAGAAGACAATGATACAGGTTGTATCAGAGCTTCTGTTACATCACCTAATGATGATGTTGCTTCGAATCCTTCTGCAGATTCCGATGCTGCTATAGTTACACTACCAAGTGCACTTGTAGCTGTTGGTGGTGCCATTGTATTATCAATTTGTATGACAATAGCAATCGCTATACCAGTTGCATTTAGAACACTATTTACTTGGAAGCCTTGAGCATCTTCGCCTTTGCCAACCGCAACGCGTCCTAAATTAGCTGCACATTGTGCAGAATACTTTCCATGCAACGGACCAAGTTGTACTATGGTCGCTGATGTATTTTGTGGTGGTCTTGGTTTATATAAAACCGTTGGACCAGATCCTTCGATATATTTACCTGGATCTAACTGAGGCTGTTTAGGTTCCCAGTCACCTTTGTAAACTCTAAATCCATTCCACTCTGTTCGAGCGTCTTTGTACTTAATCTTAAAACCTGATCGGTCATCGATTAGTACCGCGTGTTTACCCCTCGCGTATTTCCCCATTATGCATACCCACGAACCTTAGGCTGTACATAGAAACTTGCTCTTTCTCTATCTTCTTCTCTAGCTAACTCCCATTCTTTTTCATACATCTGTATAAGTTCTTGCCTTCTATCTATAGGTACAAGTTTAGGATGTTTATTTGCCAGTTCTACTGTTAACCCACTTATTAAAGCTGGTAACATTCTTTTAGGTACTGCTGCATTTTGTTGATAATTATCAGTTATATCTTCTCCATATTTAATAGCCCACATAACTATTTTAAATCTACTATCTTCACTTGGTCCAGGCCATAAATAAACTGTGTGATTAGCTGTTCCACTAGAATCAAATTCCGCATTTCTATCTACTGCGTATTTAAGTGGAGTGCCTGTTGCATATTTATTTGGGTAAGATAACCAATCAGCATAACTAATTCTTTCCATCTCAATATCTTGATCAGGAGTTGCATCAGTATCTCTGCAAGCTGCTGTTAGGATATCTGAATATCCATTAGCCGCTAGGTCAAATGTAGGATAAGTTGTATTGTTAAATGAATTTACTGCTACTTCGTGTAAATGTAATGTGAACAGATTAACACCTTGGTTAATCCATTTAATCATTAATAGATTAAGAGAACGTCTAGCAGTGATTAGATCATAACCACCTTTTGAGCTCACTCCCAATCGTTCATAAGCTTCTTGAATTACATCTGCAATTTGCAGATTAAATGTACGTGTACCTGAACTAGCCACGTTGCCCCCTTACATTAATGCTCTAGTTATAACCCACAAGAGCTGCCCTAATACCATAAAGCCAATAGTATACATGACTTTGGTAATGGCGTTAATTTTATCTTCTATATGCTTTAAATGATTATCTTTAATAGTGGATACACGTTCGCTTAAAAGTTTTATTTCACCTTTAAGTTCTTGTATCTCCAAATCATATTTGGATATTTCTGGCATATTAATTCCAGTAAACTAAAGCGTTAGATGCTGTACCTGTTACTGTAACAAATAAATTAGTAGATGCTTTTATGCCATCATGCGGTGCCACAAATGAAGCAGTTGTATTTGCTACTGCAGATAATCTTGCTAATACTGCACCTGACGCAGAGTTAGCATCTTGAACAACGGCAGTAGCTGTATTACTTCCTGCAGTTAAACTAAGACCCAACAATCTTTGAGGATGTGCATTAGTTGCTTGACCATCACTAGTAGCACTTGTGCCTGTTGCACCTGTAGCTATATTAGTTACTTTTGCGTCTGTTTGAAATGTCATGTCTATTCCTTTAAACGGGGAGACCAAAGCCTCCCCTAATTATATTAGCTTAAGTTGTTATTTTGTATATATAAAACAGTTGCTGTTGCAGCTCCAGTAGAGCCATCTTCAGTTCCTGCTACAAAATCTGCAACTACTTCTAAATCAGTAGATCCAACATCAGTTGCTTCAGTATCTAAAGTACCGTGTGTAGTTCCTAATGCTTTAACGTTAGTTGCTGCTATGAATGCATTATCATCACTAGATGTTCCAATTGCAACAGTTGCTGTTCCACTATCATTATTTACAGTTGTAACATTTAAGATTACATCTACAATTTGTGAATTAGCTGGAACGATTGCAACACGTTGATTTAACGCATCTGCTCCGATGATATCCAACACAACAGATTGTGCCATTACTACTGACCCAATATTTTTTACATCAGTACCTACTGTGGTACCTGTTGTAGCTGGTATGTTACCCGCTTTAATCGGGCCTGAAAAAGTTGTTGTTCCCATTGTCTTACTCCTTGTTTTTCTGTCTGCTTACGCAGTCAATAGGTTTAATGTTTGTGCAAGGGGGCATATTTCAGCCCCCTCACTAAGCTTTACGCTGGGTTAGAACCGTACAAGCCTCTCCAGTCAGAGAAACCAAATACGTATCTCTCACGAGATTTGTATCTAACGTTGCCAGTCTCGAAGTCACCTTCCATCTTAGTCTCGATTGGAGTTCTAGTGAAGTGCTTCATACCGTTAGGAACGTCAGTTCTTAACCACCAATATTTACTGTTAGTAAATCTGTGGTTAACATGATATCCACCCGGAACCATACCTTTAGATACGATTGCGTTGACATCATTGTCTGCAGTTCCAACTCTGTATGGAGACGCCATTAGTCTCTCAGCCACGAATACCAATTGTCTTGGAATGTGTAGAGTTCTAGCTTGTGCAGCGATCGGAATTGATTTGTCATCAGTAAATCCAGCAATGTCAATTAAAGCTTGTTCCAGAGAAGTCTCTGAAAGCTCTGCTTGAACTGATGGAGTGTTTGATGCAGTTGATCCGTCTTGTAGTGGGTGAGCACTATTGATTAGTGATACACCGTCACCACCAGCATATACACCACCTGTGAAGGAGTTGTTATATACCGCAGCACCTTTTGTTTGTTTAGCAGCAGCCATTGATCTAGCTAATGCTTTTGTTAGTCTAGTTGATAACTTGTCGTATAAGTTATCTTCCATAGCTTCTTCTGTAATTGAGAAAGCCATTGCTACAGTTTCGTTTGTGTATCTTGCTACCCAACCTTCACCTGTATTAGCGTAGTCTACGCCTTGACCTTCAAATTTTACTGAAGCTTCGCCGAACCCTGGAAAAAGAACTTCTTCTTCAAAGGCTCTGTTTGATTTTTCGCTCTCAAAGAGTACCGCTGCCTCGTCTTCGTAACGTTTATATTCCGTTCCAAAGATGGCGTGTAATCCCGGTACTAATTCCTTGAGTAACTGACCTCTAGTTATAGCCATAGTAATTTACTCCTATTATTAAGCAGTCGGGAAGTTGCCGTCGTAGACACCCCATGAATGCGTGTTAATTTTAACAAGAACGTCCATTGTAGTTCCAGCTGAAGTATAACCTAAATCATCCTGTGCAGATCCTAAAATCTGGAAAGGATACGCTTTTTGTGTAGCGTTTTGAGCATTACTTGCAGTTGAAGAGTCCAATGAGCTTCCGCCCTTGTGTGTCACTGTTGAACCAGTTCCTGTTAAGTTCTGTGCTACAGCACCCACATCAGCAGATGTTAATGCACTAGCAGCTTGATCTGCTTCCATTTTGAAGATCGTTGATGGATCATCATAAACATATGCTTTGTATTGTGCTTTTGCAACAGTACCATTAGGAATTGATCTTACGAATTTTACATCGCCTGAATTATTGTCTTGATATTCTGCGCCCCAGAAAACACCAACAATTGCGCCCAGATCTCCTGAACCAATGTCGGCTACTAATAAGCCACTAGATAACGAAACAGTGTCACCTTCAAAATATGCAGAAGGTGCAGTTGCAGCGATGCGGTACCCGTTACCATCAACCCAGTTGTTGAGACGAATTGTCCCACCATTAGCTTGACGTACAGGTGATAAACCATAAGCCATAATAATCTCCTATTACTTATGTACTAAGTTCGATTAAATGACTAACGCGGTGTTAATCTTCAAACTTAGCAGTTTTACCCGCTCCACCTCTTGTTACCGAGGTTGTAGATTCATCTACCACTGGCATGCTTGAATGAGAAGCGCTTTTTAAATCTTGCCCGTATGCTCGAGCCGCTTTCTTCGTTTGATCTTCGTAGTATTCTCTCTTCTCAGCCATATATTCTGAATCAGTTTTCATCAGAATTAAATCGCCTGATCGGACAGCACCTGCGTGTTTGCCAGCAGACATAACGTCAGCTATGTAGTCTTTTCCTAATTCCTCAGGTTTGACTATTTCATAACCTTCGCGTAGTCTTTCATGAACATTTGCATCATCTGGTTGATTTAACAACTCATGTCTTACCCAAATGTACTCTTGACCTTCAGGTGCAGGAGGTGCCTTCAATTTTGATGGTGCCTCAAATGTTCTTTTTCGAGTTGCCGAAGCCCGAGTAGTACGGCTAGTTTTAGTTGCTTGTGTCATATTAGCTCCCCGCCTCTGTTTGGCGCAATTTTTGTCGCGCATATTCATCATAGGAAACGTTGAGACGATCAGCCATTTCTATTTCAGATCTGGTTAATCGCACTTTCTTTTTTCCCGGGGTGGCGCGCGTTCCACCGACAACTGTAGGAACCTTCCTAACAGTTCTTTTTCTCAAGTCTGGAAACTCTTGAATTAATCTAGCGTCTAACTCACTATAGTATTCATCTGAACCATCTTGAGGTGCAATACCTTCATCAAGAAGTTCTTTATGGATAACTAAAGCAGCTTGCGTTTTAATTCTGTCTCCAGTGTTATTTCCTCCAAACCAACTATTCCTTTTCTGCCAAGCTAATGCTTTTCTGTCAGGTAAAGGTTGCTCTGATTTACGAGGTGCTGGAGTTTTAGTTTCCTTCTTCTCCGAACTCTTAGGTTTAGATTCTAAACCTTTTTCAGCTCTAGCCTTATATTGTTTGGCCACCAGTCTTTCTGCTTTCACAGATGCTAAGACATCAGTTGCTTTTATCTCAGCGTCAACGTCACTGGCTTCTTTTGCAGTCTTAAGAACACTTAAAGCTTGTTTCTCTTGAGCTTCCAATCTATCCATATATTGGTTGATTGCGTCAAGTTCAGAGTCAGCTTGTTTACTTTTAAGTTGATCTCTTTCGCTTATCCACGAAGTTTTCTCTTCTTCGTAGCTCTTGAGTTTTTCTTCAAGTTCTTTTTTCTGCGCAACAAGGCGCTTAATACGTTTCTCAGCACGCTTGCCGAATACTTTATCAGCTTTTGGATCTTCTTTAGCTTCTGGTTCGTTTCCTTCATCCTCTTCCGAGACTGTTTCTGTTTCTTCTTCGCCATCGTCTTCTTCCTCAGCAACCTCAGTATCACTAGGTTCTTCTGTAGATTCTTCAGTTTTTGTATCTGCTTCATCTAAGTCTTCTTCAGGTAACTCTACTATGATATCATCATCTTCTGTAGATTCACTCTGTTTAGTTTCGTCTTCTACCATATTTTACTCCTCGGTCGTGAACCGCGTTTATCACTATCTAGTGTATATTGTACACTAGTTTCTTAGATAATGCAAGACTATTTATGTGTAATTTTTGTAGGATCTGGTACTACGCCTACAACTTCATCATCATTTATAATAGCATATTCTTCACCATCATACTTAAATTTAAGCCCTACATACTTTCCTGTCAATACCCAGTCACCTTTTTTACACCATTGAGTATCTTTGTCATGGTAACAATCTGGCCCCATACTGATAACTTTAGATACTACACAAGAAAATTTTGCTGCATCTACAGATTCATCCGTTAATATGATGCCCCCTTTGGTTTTATTGGATACTTCTCTAACTTTAATTAATATTCTAAATCCACTAGGAATTGGTAATTCTTTAGCCATCGTGCGTCTCCTTTACTAATTTAACTAACTCACTATGTAATCTAGATTGTAAATCTGTAAGAGTATGTTGTATACCTAACATGTATTTATAATCTTCCATTGATGGAGCGCCTTGTAATATCTGTGCTTGATTTGCTTCGATGGACTCCTGTATAATTTTACTTAATCTCTCCTTGTAATCTTTGGCTTCAGCCATAGTACCTCCTGTAAGTTGAGGGGGCATTACGCCCCACTCGTTATTTTATTTTTATTTCCTTTGGCTTTTTCTCCTCAGGTACAATTTTCTCTAATTCAATAGATAATAATCCGTTCTCAAATTTAGCGTCATTGACTACTACATCATCTGCTAATGCAAACGTGCGCGTAAAAGCGCGTTGAGATATGCCACGGTGTACGACATCGTCGGCCTTCTTATCATTTGGTTTAGATTTAATTGTTAATGAATTATCCGCATAATTAATTGATACGTCCTTCTTACCAAATCCAGCTAATGCTAGATCGATAGAATACTTTAGATCATCAATCTTACGAATATTGTATGGTGGGTAATTAGGAACATCCAATTCTAACGTTTGTAGTCTATCCCATAAAGAATCAAACCCAACTGTGAATGGTCTGTATGGTTCCCAATCTACGAGTGATTTAATCATAATAACCTCCTTGTTAAGCGAAATTAAATCGTGACTCCTTTCGGCAGTCACTATTAGTATATAGGATTACTCTTCGGTTGTCAACTTATTTTCTTTTAAATCGTAAAAATAATTTGTGTCATCACCAGCAGTCCATTTACTTTCTGTTTCTACATTGTATTCAATAGTAGATACTTTAAAATCTGGTATTAAAGTTTTTGCTGGTGTTAATGATTTATCATAGAATATAACTCTATTGTTTGGCTGAGCTGCAAAGTGCCCATTGTCTAATAGTAATATGTTAAATGATTTATGTTCTTCTGGTACTTCTGAATAACCAGTGTTTAAAATATTTTTATCTGCATGACAACTGTCAATGGTAAATAAATATTCTCCTGTATAAAACTTTTTAGATGGAGCAAGATACTTAGCTTTACATCCTGATAAAGAAGCTTTCTCTATAACTGTTATGTGATAACTAAATGCATCCCATAATTCAAGTTCTTCTAACTCAACATCCAACTCAGTAGGACTATCAACGAAAGCACTAATAGGCAACTTATCGTATAAAGCACCATACTCAGGAAGATACGTTTCAAAGTAGAGCGCCCTACCTTGGATAGATTTGCAGCTAACCCAAACACCTTCTACAAATTCTCCATGACCTTTTTGATGATCATATAAATATTGTTTCTTAACATAGACTTTAGTAGGAGGTAAGTTTGCTACTAAGAACGACATAGCTTAACCGCTGAATGCGCTTACGATTAATATAAATAATAAAATAAAAAATAACCAACGCATGTTGTTTATTTATCCCATTTAGCTTTAGCACGTAATGACCATCTTTTAAAAGCTTCTGCGTCTATATCTTTTTTAACTAATTTAGCGCCATCTGGTATTTCGTTATATAAAGCTATTACTTCTCCATCCTCTATGTGTACAATGCCTGGCCCACAAAAAGCATCCTTAACAAATTCTGTTTTCTTTTTCTTCATTACCCTAACTTCTTTCATGCATTTAGATAATGATTCCATAGGAATATACTGTGTCATTTGAGTTTCTTGGTCATTCATATTACCGAAAACAAACATAAGTATTACACTAATAACTTCCATCTTTACTCCCATTTTCTCTAACTCTGTCTTTAAGCTTTTCTATATCAGCAATCATTTTTTCTATATCCTGTTGTGCCCTCTTTATATTTACGGTATTACTCATCATACTCTCCATTTCTTCTTGCATAGCCTCAATTTGAGATGCCATGAACTCGATTAACATGTCCTGCTGACTATCGGCGGGGAGGGAGCCCATTTCACCACGAGGCCATTTAATTCTAAACTCTGTGTTTTTATCAACGTCTGCTAGCATTAACTTACCTTGGGTCTCAATATTATTTAGGCGTTCAATCACGCCGAAATAGGCCCACACACCCAGAGCTGTAGCTCCGAGTATGCTAATGAGATTTCTCATAGGCATACTTACACTTGTGTTATCTGATACTTTCATTTCACTCACCTGTTATTACGATCCTTTTTTCCATTTCTTAGATGGAGATTTAGTTTTACTAGGACTCCACTTTACTTTGTCTGCCCAATATGCTGCAGACATTTTACCCTTAGCAATGTTCTTTGCATGTCTAGATTTAAAAGCTTTACGTTGTCCTACTGTTTGATTAGTCTTTACTCCTGATTGACCAAACCTAATTGTTTTAATCTTGTCGCCATCTTTAGCTACGACGATATGTGATTTACCACTGCCATCGTTTAGACGTTTAGGTTTGTTATAACCAGATACCCCAGCTCTTTTTAATCTTGGGTCAGGCTTTTTCATCTTTTTGTTTTTCCTTTTCTAAATACTTTTTGTAAAGTTTTAGCTTGAGCCGCATGCGACTTAGAAGCTTTCTTTAAACCTTTAATAACTTTATTTACTTTTTTCTTGTGTTCAGGTTTCATCTATATCTCTTTGTTTTCTTTGCTATTGACTTCGGTTGTTTTGAGAATTGCTTCCCTTTTTTCTTTGCCGCTCTCTTTGCTTTCGTAGTCGCGGCATATTCTGCGGAGCTCAAGGCCTTGATCGCTTTGGTCGGAAGGTACCTTTCTCCAGTAACGCTTGACTTCTTCCCAGATTTCGTTCGCCATTTTTGTTTACCCCAATCCTTTAAACTTTTCTGTGCTCTAGTTAACGCCATTATGATTTGTAACCACCACCAGCTGCTTTATATTTTTTAGCCAGTAGTTGGGCCTTACGAGCGGACCATTGTCCAGCGGCAGTACCATGAGTATTTTGCCCCTTTATTTGAGACAACAATCTAGCTCGTAAACCTGGTTTAGTATACGGGTTAGCTTTAGATTTCTTTGTAGATTTCTTAGCTTTCTTTGCCATACTAACCTTTTTTCTTTTTACCTTTATCCATAGTACCTACTGAAGCATAAGCTCTTCTGCCCATTGCTTTTTCCATACCTTTGGATTCATCTCTTCTAGCTTTATAGTTTTGTTTTTTACCAGCAGCTTTACCAGTTCTCATACCTAAAGATTCATCAAGTCTAGCATTGTATCCTTGTTTCTTTGATACTTTAGCTTTACCAGCTTTACCTGTTGAACCTGATTTTTTAGTTTTAGATTTTTTCTTCGGCCCTACTTTAATACCTTTGTCCATAGACTTGTTTCTTTGAAGGGCAGGTTTTTTCATCGCGTATTTTGGCATAATATCCTCCTTATTGTCGCGTTATTTTAACTGCCGCATCCATTGTCTTGGCAGCGTCTTTTGCCATATCACTGGCAAATCTCATCTCAGCTTCTTTTAATCTAAGAGCACGATCTTCATCTTCGTTCTCATCAGTTGTCATAAGCTTAGCTTCTTCAAGATCCATCTTATCATTATGCATTTTAAGTTTATTCATTTCAGCTTGTGCACGTAATGCTAGATCTTGTTTTTGTATTTCTAGTTGTTCATTCTTATCTTCTTCACCAGCCATGATCTTAGCTTTCTCTTCATCAAATTGTAATACTTTATCAGAAGCGTTAGCTGCCATTAATGCAATTTGGTTTTGTACTTCCATCGGAAGTGGTTGACCTTGTTGCTGTGCCATCATTAATGCTTGTTGTGCTTGAGGATCTTCAATCATCATCATCATTTCTTGTTGGTACTTCATAGCTAAGTGTTCTGTAATATGTGCCATTAGTATTTGTTGTAATTGAGGATTTTCTTTATACGCAGGATTACGTAGTATAGTTCCATGAGTTACAATATGTGCATCATGGTTTTGATCCATCTGTGCTTGTAGTGGTGTACCTTTCATAGCAGCCATGTTCTCTGTTATAGGATTAGCTGACATAGGTTGTTGTGATTGTGCTAAATATCTTTGTGGCTCTTCAACACCCATAGCCGCAAATAACTCCATACTAATTTGTTGCATGTTATAAGCTGCAGGGTTTTGTTGAGCTATAGACATAATAGCATTTATCTTTGCAATCCTATGAGCTTCTGTTGGCATGTTAGGATCAGATACTGGAATAACATCAATTGATTTTAAATTGAAGTCTTCTTTAAAAACTTGCTGTGCACTGCCTGCGACTTCGTAAGGATACATATCAGGAAGATATTCGCTATCTAATCTAGCGAGAATACGCAGGTCTTTGGATTGAGCAGCGTGTAAGCGTTTGTGCACAGCGTTGAACAGCTTTGAAGATTGCTCTAACAAAGCCATTGTAGTGCCGACAGGACCATAGTTAGAACCTTGTTCTACTACACTATCTGTCGCATCGGCAAACTCTTTTGCAAGATTAGTTACATATTGCATTAACTGGAATAAAGTTCCAGAAGGTTCTTTGAATGGTAACGGTTGTAATGATTTACCTAAGTCACCCGCAGGACTATTTACTTCTCTCCACTCACCTGGCGATATAGGCTCATCAGGGGCAAGTACACGAAGACCGTGTGCCTTGAAACCCCCTGGTAAGTTTGCAAAGGTACCAGCGTCAATAAGCTGACGCATGGAGGAGGTGGCAGTCTTTGTAAGACCACCTATCAAATGTAAATAACCATATCCATAAAAACCTAAACCTGGGATCATAGTGTAATGAGTAAAGTACATTTTCTTTTTCATTAACATATCATCTGCGTCCCAGTTTCTTCTTATAGATAAAACTTGTTCGTCAGTTGTCATATGAACAATGTATGGAAGTTTTAACCCATCTTCATTTTCATAACCTGGTAAATCTATATTAGCATGTACTTCTAGTATTTCTACTTCATCTTCTTCTTGACCTGGTTTAGAACTACCTACAATTTCATTAGCACTTTCAGTTGCGCCAGTTTCTTCAATCGAAGTTTCCATAACATCTAAGTCACGGAACATTCCTGCTAATTGTAATTTCTTAACTTGGTTTGTTGATAATGTATATTTGTGTGTGTATCTTTCTGCGCTCTCTAAATCAGATGCAAAATAGTTTACATAGAAATCACTTGACTTTACAAATTCAGTACAAGCTCTTTGTTGTGTTGGATCCCAATATGTTTTCTTAAATGCTGTACCGTATAAGGAAACATAAAATAATAATCTATCTAGTTCTGGCCCATACTCAGGCATTTGTATTTGTGTTTGCCAATTCATAAACTGACGAACTCTATTTGCCTGTTCTTGTTTTTGCATTGTATCCAAACCAATTATACGTGTACGTACTGGACCTTCGGTTGGAAATAATTCTTTATAAGTCTTTGCTTGAAACTTTACAACTGCTTGTGCTAATACAGGGTGAGTTGCACTGCATGCCCCCGGAAAAGGTTCATCACCTTGTTCATCTTTAAATCCTAAAAGAGTAACACCTTCTTCTGCGATATCATCATATTCTTGTCTTGATTCTTTATCTCTAGTGTACCCATCATATAAATCATTTGCTACATTTTGTAAATCTGCTGTGTCCATCATTTCTGCTAAATTCGCATCATGATCTTCTGGCATCATACTATCTTCAGGGTTATCAAACATACCCATAGCTTCAGCAGCTTCTAGCTCTACATCATCATCTATTTCTACTTCAATAGATTCTTCGCCATCAGGCATTTGCACTGAAGTGATTGCTTCTTCTAAATCTATTTTCTTTTCAATTGCCATTTTGTATCCTTACTAATAATAAAAACGTCCACGTTTACCTTGCTCCACGTACCTTCTATTATATACGTTTTGTTCAGCGTTGTCAAGCCACGTATTACCACTGTGATCTACGTACCCACCATTACGCATCCAGATTAATGCTTGTGTAACTGTGTCCATATAGTCATCATGACTACCTGTTGGAAAAGTTCTAGCTTCTTCCATAACTTCTTGTGCCCATGATTTATCAAAAGGTGCAAATATCCTAGCATTATGGAACAAACCTGTAATAGAATAAGCTCTTGCTACTTTATCTCTATCTGGTTGATACTCAAATATAGGCAGACCTGTCATACGCAAGTCTTGTATTAAAGATTGACCTGATGCTTTCTTCTCAACTATAATTGTATCTGGAGAATGCATATCATATTTCTCCATTGCCTTTTCACGTAGTGTAGGATAGTCCCATCTACCACGTTCTGCCCCCAATAAACAAAGGTTAGGGGCACTAACATCCCCACCAAACACACCCCATGTAGTAATTGCAGAATAATCTGCAGAAGTCTTAGTAGAAAACGCCGTATCCCACGATTGTATAATGTAATCACACTCAGGTGCATAGTCATGTACCCAATTCTGCCACCATTCTGCTTTAATTATGTTACCTTCTTCCGAAGATGGCGCTTGACCATACAATGCATCAAACTTAAACGCAGGTGTATTGTTTTTTGTACGTATTATTTCTTCTGTTGTCCAACAAAAGCCATCATCTTTGTCTGATTCAGGCCAGAATGACTCACCTAAGTCTAGATTTGTGTAATTTTTAGATAAATATCCCTGCTTTACTAGTTTTTTCCTAGCAGTTTCCAAAGTTTCTAGTGATTCAGACGTATTTAACGCAGGAATACGTACAACTTCCCACTTATCTGCCATAGGTGCAGAAGCTTCTTGCTGTAATAAGTAGCCTGCTAGGTCATTTTCATGCCATCTTGTCATAACAAGTACAATTTTTCCACCAGGCATAAGCCTTGTACGTAGACCAGAAGCATACCATTCGTTTAAACTGTCTCTTCTTGTCTTAGAAAACGCATCTTGCTCTGATATAGGGTCATCAATGATTGCTAAGTGTGCACCAAACCCTGCGATACCTGAACCAGAACCAGCTGCTAGGAAAGATCCTGCTTGTTTTTTCTTATGTTCAAGCGCCCATGAGTTTGCCGCTCTATTATCTTTACGAATATTTATTTTTGGAAAGATTGATTTGTAAGCAGACGTGTTTATAATATCACGAATTGCTCTACCAAATCTAGTTGCAAGATCGTCACTGTGTGATACAGCTATCTCTTGCCAATATGGATTACGTCCCAGCGCCCATGCTGGAAAGTATGTAGATGTAATTAAAGATTTACTAGAACGTGGTGATATAAAAATCATAAGACGATCTATCTCGTCTTTTTCTAATCGCATAAGCTGGTCACACAAAACTCTATGATGTGGACCAACACTAAACGATGGGTTCATTAGCATTACAAATGCTAATAAATCATCACGTGCTTGTTGGATGGCTAGCCTTGTGGCTGCATCCCTATCTTCATTTGTTAACGACATACGCCTTGCCACCCCATAATGCTAACTGTTCGTATAGATTAGCGGGAGGATTACTTGCATCGTACTCCTCAAGTGTTGGCGTTAATACGCGTGTGCTCATACTATCTCCTGTGTTAGTTGAGTTATTTAGTTATCTTAGTTACTTTTCCTACTGAAGGTTTTGCACCATTAGGCATGTTGTATAAATCATATACATGTACGCCATCATTGTAATCATACTCTTCTGCAGTTTCAGTCCAAGTAAAAGTATTGTTCTTTCCTTGTTTTACTTTTGCAGTATATCTAGTATTATTATATGGTCCTTCAACTGGATGTGACTTAACTGTTTTAATTTCGCCCATTGTTTCTCCTAGAAGTTCATTTTAAATCCGATAGAAAATTTCTTTTCTTCGGGATCAACACTGACAGTAAATCCATCAGGTATTTTATTTGAGATCTTTTGAAAACCACTTTCAATTTTACCAGAACCAGGTAGTTTTGAAAGACCCCATACACCAGCCGCAAGTATAGCTTTCTTAGCTTCTTTTTCTGCTCTTTCTTTAACAAAAGCTTTAGCTTCATCTAAGTTCATATCCTTACGTTGGTTAGACACTTATCTTCTACCTCTTGATAAAAGTTCTGCGTCTCTTTTTTTCTTTCTGTCAGCTTGAGCTTTGTTAGCTTTCTTTGCAGAAGACTTCATTGCATTAGCGGAAATAAATCCACCACGCTTTGCATCTCTATTGTCTGCTGCTTTTTTATCGGCAGCTTTCTTAGCAGCTTTAGCTTTAGCTCTTGCTCTTCTGTCTTTCTCAGCTTTCATTACTTGGCTGTCTTTAGCTTTTGGCATTCTTTCAGTTACGCCCGCAGCTTTCTTATTAGCTTCTCTAGAATCCTGTTTAGGTTTCTTTTTTATTTTAGGTTTAACTTCTTTTGCTTGAGCGCTTCCGCCTCCCAATGCTAAGTTTTTAAGTTTAGTAATAAAAGTTTCTTTCTTTTTCTTTGGTTGGTTTTTATTCTTTTTAGATTTCTTTTTAGCAATCTCGCCTCTAGATTCTGATTTCTTTTTTTGTTTATTCTTTTCTATACGCTTCATCATTATTTCGTTTCTGCGTTTATTTTCGTCACGTCTTTTCTTTGCGATTTCTGCTTTTGATGCCATTATGCCCCCTTCGCTTCTTTTAGTTTTGGTGTGGCGATACGTTTTAATCTTTCAACGTCTCGCGCAATGTCTGCTTCTGAATTGCCTGTAGCGAAAGCATTAGTCACTTCCATCTCGGTAATGTTCTTATCTGTCCACATTGCCTGATGTTTACCTAATAGTTCTAAGGAGCGGATAGCCGCGTTATAATCGCCCTCCTGTTCAGTCTTTTCAGCGATACGTACTAGGCGTCTAAGTATATCGTCCGCTTCAATTTTAGTACGTTTTGTTTGTTCTGACTTCAACTCTGCAATTCGCTGTACAATCGCGGGATTCTTTGTAAGTGTATAAGCGTTATTAGCCGCGTGCTTTTCAGAGTAACCTGCTCGAATGGCAGCCTGTTTAATATTTAAGTCCTTAATAAACTCGTTGCAGAACGCTTCCTGCTGTGGAGTAAGCTTAACCTCTGAATCAGGTTGTTGCATCTTAGTTGCTTTCATAACATTATTAGTATACAACATTTAGACTTGAATTGCAAGGGCAAATGTTGTACAATCAATATGTGCAGTTCACGCTGCACGTCTCCTGTAAGACGGGGAGGATTAAAATCGTGCATCTCTCTCACACAGCACAGCCTCCCCGCAACTAATCTCAAGGGGGCACGCCGGGGCAACCTGCCTCAACTTTTCAATTTTTTGCTAAAATTTTTTTTGGTCTATTATATATAGCTAAAGCGCTGCGTTTTTTTGGGGTGGGGGGTGCTTGGTCGGTTGGGGGGTGGGTATGGAACAAAACAGGAACAAAATCCAGGAAGAACAAAACGAGAACACTTTGGACCAGGTCCAGGCCCCTGCGACAATTTGACGCATGGCATACTGTCGCACCTTGTTAAGCCCTTTAAAACTAGGGTTTTTATTGTTGTAAAAATACAACAAATAATTCTTATTATGACCTTTTTGCTGACACAATTATGACATAATTTTATGGGAAAAAGAGGACAAGGAAAAGTTGAAAAGGGTTTAACTTCTTCCTTTAACCAAGTTAAACAAAGTGAGTTTAATGATGATTAAGACTAAACCAAGAAAACGATTTAAGGCTATCGTTTGGGTAAAAAAAGAAAAAGTGCCTTTTAAAGTTGAGTACAAAGAAAAAAGTTTTAAAGATTTAGATACTAGAGTGCATTACCCTATATCAAGTGCTTATAGAGGTTTTTCAATGATGGGAGGAAAAAGTAATAAATGCAGATACGCTTAATTAAGATAATAAGGTCATAATTAAGACACAATTTTATGCGAATAATTAAAAATAAATAAAATGAAAGTGAGTTAAAAATGAATAATAATATAGTTGATATTAAAGATAAAAAGACACTAACAAGATTATTAAGAAATTGTTTTTATGTCTATGGTTTTGTTGCGTTTAGTGAGCATGATGGAAAATATGTAAAACTACAAAAAACCGATTTAATGAGCAATCTCATAGATGGAGATTATGACTTAAATAAATTCACATACGATACTAGAGAAAATATCGTATACATTAACTAGGAGAGAGCATGGCAAAATATACAATTAAAAGAAATGACTTTGACCAATATTATGTGTATGAAAAAACAAGACATCATACAGGAGTTCGTTGGCTCACTATTGAAAATATAGTTGATGAATTTCCAACAAGTGAAAGTGCATTACAAAAATATCCTAAAGCCCAAATTGTAGATTTGGGTGAGGAGTGGTTTGATAGATTGTCTATGAGCCAAAACCAACCAAGCAATATGGAGTAAAAAATGCTAACTAGAAAAGATTTTATAGAGAGAGCAAAACAATTTATACAATTAAGTAAAAATTGTAAAAGAAATACTACTGAATTATTGACAATAGGTCATCAAATTGATAACTATTGTTATATTGCTAAAGAGTCGAATAAGCGATTTGATGAGCAGAAATTTAGAGAATATATCGAGGTTGGTATATATGGCAACACAATATAAATATAAACTAGGTACACACAGAAATAATCGCAGATTGTGGCTAGAGGGTAATAGACTCTCTAGTCATGGATTTGTAAAAGATAAAAGATACAATTTAAGATATGCTGCAAATTGTATTATGATTGAGTTTGATGAGTTTGGTACACATAAAATAAATGGTACTGATAAAAGACCTATTATTGATATATGCAATATGCAAGTAGGTCGCAATATAAAGACAGATAATGTCATGGTGACATTTGATGTAGATAACTTAATAATTGAGGGAATTGAAAATGAAACATAATTCTGACAC